TAGAAGTCGTTAAAGAAATGTTTCTTCAAAATATATTATATTTAAAGAACTTTGTTAAACAATTAGATATAGATCAAGCTAATTCTAAACGAATGATTAGTAATATAGCTAGAATATCTGGACACAACCCATCAAGAGCGATATCAGCAAAAGGTACATTAAAATTTAAATTGAAACAAGGTGTAAATATTAGTCAAAATATAGCTGGGAGTAAAATAATAATATATGATAATACAGTAATTAAAAATAAAACGAATAGCCTTTATTACTCATTAAAAATAGGTACAACTAAGAATTATTATCCGTTATTACCTGGATGTCAATTCTTTGTAAACGTAACACAAGGTAAATATGAAACTCAATCATTTACAGGTGATGGTACAATATCTCAATCATATCAAGTATCAGTTAGTAATAATTCAACTATTGATAATTTTGATTATCAAATTACATTAAATGGTATAAATTTAAATATTAAAGACCATTTAACGGACATGAGCGAAAATGAATATTCATGTTTTACCAGAACAGGATTTAATGGTGGATTAGATGTTTATTTTGGAAATGGAATAAATGGAATAATCCCAGAAATTGGATCGGTAATTCAAGTCACATATCTATTAACTAACGGTTTGCAAGGTAATATATTAAATAATAAAGTCAGCGATTTTACATTTATAGACGATTTATATGATGGTGATGGTAATGTTATTCAAGTTAATAAATTTTTTGATATTTTTATAGAAACTGATATAAAATTTGCGTCTGATGGTGAGAGTATAAATTACACAAAATCTGTTATACCATATGTATCTAGAAATTTTGTATTAGCAACACCAGCACAATATATTTACCATTTAAAAAAATTAAATATGTTCTCTAAAGTTAACGCTTTTAATACATTAGATATGATTAAAATTGATATTGATAGTGATGGTTCATTAGATCAAATAAATATAAACGAAATGTATTTATATTTAATACCTAGAATAACCGATTATTATTCAGAAAATGTTAATTATTTTAATGTCCCATTTGATGCATTTTATTTAGATGAAACTGAAAAACAAAGAATACTAACATATCTTAAAATGCAAGGAATAATTAGTATAACATCATCTATTAAAATAATCAACCCGAAAATTAAAAAATATGTTATACATCTATTTATTAGAAGATTCGATGACGTATTAGAAGATAATATTAGAGAAAATGTAATTTCTGTATTGTCCGATTATTTTTCTAACTATGATAGATATGATAGAGTTGTTAAAGCTGAATTAATATCAATATTGAAACAAATTGATGGTATCGATTCACTTAATTTAGAATTTGTAAGTAAAGATAATGAAGATTATCATAAAGACGGAGCATTACTATCAACTAATAAATTAACAACGATAGAATCTATATATGCCACTTCATCTAACTCGGTAAATGTATCATCGGATTCATATAGAAACAATATTATGAATTCTGGAACATCTACATCTAACACATTAATAAATTCAATAAACGGTGAAAATATGACAGATAATAATGTAATATTATCTAAAGGCACATCAACGGTTGTTGCATATAGTACATCATCTACTTATAATGCATCAAAAATGATCGGAATAGATCCAACTCTTGGTGATATAGTTATAGGATATAATGAATTAGTTATATTAAGAGGTGGGTGGAGTAACAGAAATGGTGTATATTTTAGTGAAGATCCTAAAACAACAAGCGGATTTAATACCGTAAATATAATATGGAAAGGTACAACAACAAGAAAATAATATTTTAAATATGAAAAAGTTATTATGGATTATAGTTTTAATAATGAGTTTACAATGTTGCTTAATACAATATAAAATGCCAAGTAGTGATTACTTAACGATTAAAGAAATTAAATATAGTTACAATTTAACTAACGAAGAATGTCGTTTAATAATTAAAGCCGCAGAAAACAATGAATTAGATTGTAAATATAATTTAAAATTAGAATGTTGGACATATGATAACAAAATAAATTATAATTTATTTAGACTTGCTAAGTAACTATCATTTTATGACTTATTTAGAAATTCATTAAATATTTCATCTTTATTATCTAGAACAAAAGTATATATATAATATGCTAATAATTTGTAATTTTTATATTCATATATATTTGTAATTTTAAAATCTGTTAAAAAATTATCATCGGCAGACATAATATAATTATCATTTTTGTCGAACCAATATCCAATTTCATATATTTTATCTATAATTTTCATAGATAATAATATCGCAACCCCATTATTTATCTCTCCAATATAGTCTATTATACTAATAAAATTAATTTCTTCCATATGAAAATGTATTTTTAATATATATAATAAAAAATGAGTTCTTATGGCACTAAGAGATGTAAAAGATTTAGTTATTAGATATGATGGTCACCCAAAATATGAAGAAAATAGAATTATCGAAGATGATGAAATTGAAGTTATTGTTCAAAAGTTAGAAATGATTTTATTTACAAATAAAGGTGAAGTATTGGGTGATATTAATATCGGTGTCAATTTAGAGTATTATTTGTGGCAAACAAGAATCACAAGCGGTAATCTAAAAAGTAAAGTTGAAGAACAAATAAATAGTTATATTCCAGAATTAAATGCATTAGGATATACCTTTGATATTGAATTATTCGAAGGTACACTGAGAGATATATTATATCTAAATTTTGTCATAAAAGGGTATAACATAGAATTTATATTTGAATAATTTTTAATAATTTAGATTTCCTAATCTTCTGTTTTTGCTGTTTTTTGAAATTTTCAATTGAACCAAATTGATTCAAAAAATCTTCTTCAGAAAGACAACCATGTATTTTTAATGCGTTGTATTTTATATCCAATGTATCCATTCGTTTTTTTAACAAAGATGCCATTTTTTTATATATAAACAAAAAAAATAAATTATATGGCAGAAAGAGTTGAAGAGTTTATTTTAACAACCGAAATAATAAATGAAATTGAAGAAAAGGAAAACTTAGGTAAAATATTAAAACGATACGAAAAATTATGGTTTTCAAATTTACGAGGAATTAGAAAATCAAATTTAATATTCGCAATGACAGATGATGAATTTGAAGAATATGTTAAATGTAAAGTTAGTATTCATTATTTTGCGGAAAAATATTGTAGCATTAAACGAGAAGATGGTACAATCGGTCCGATGAAACTTCGAGATTATCAAAAAGATATAATTGATTTATATTCTAAAAATCCAAGGAGTATATTAATGGCATCGAGACAAACGGGAAAATGTAATTACTTCATAATGAGAGTGTTAGTAAAAAATTCAGATGGAACAATACAAGAAAAATGCATCGGAGATATATATTATGATGAATTACAAAAAGATAGACCATTAACAATATTGGAAAAAATAAAAATAAAATTGTATCAAATTTTAAATTATTTGAGCTAAACATATGGAAGAATATGTAGAATGTAGAATTTGTGGATTTAATATTATTCGGGATCTATTTAAGAATCACTTGATACAAAAAAGAGAAGATTAAATCTTCTCTTTTTTATTTGAGCAAGGTGACTAGAATTGAACTAATTTCTTTTACTTGGTAAGTAAACGCATTCCAGCAAATGCTACACCTGCATATTAATTATAGTACAAAAAATAAAAAAGTTTATTATAAATTATAAATTGTTACATCTTTTTTTATTTCTATGTTTGGGTCTAATTTCACATTAGTTATATATTCACATTCAGCCAAATATATAGTTTCATCACCTTCATTAAACAAATCAATTAGAGTCAAAATATCAAATATATATTCGATAGACGTGTCTCCAGCTTCTCAGCGTGAATAAAATTAATTATAAAATTATCCCGATCTTCAGTAGTATCAAAAACATAATTATCAGACATGTGGTGTTCTTGATGTTTTTGTACTATTGAACATAAATAAACAGTTTTATTTATATTTGTATTTTCGAATCTTATAAATTATATTGAGTTTTATCTATATGTAGTTGCAGTTGTGTAGATAATTGTACTTTAGATACATATTCACCATCACAAAAATATATTTCTTTATCTGTAATATCACGGAAAATTTCTAATAAATCGTCAATATCAAAAATATTTTCAACTGATTCATAATCACCTGCATTCATAAAATCCTTATGAATAAAATCTATTGTAAATAATTCACGATCCTTATCAGTATCAAATATATAAGTAACCCATTCGAATGGAGTTGTTATATTTTCATCAATAACATGCATAACATATTTTTTCTTATCTGTGTTGGATTCAAAAATTTTTAAATGTCTCATATCTTATTATTTTTTATTAAATATAAATAATTATAATTGATTTAATTTTTAAATCCCCAGAATCATTAAACAGTGGAAGCAATCAAAAATACTATATACCATATGATTAAAAGAACAAGAAATAATAATAAATATTGTCGGACAACATATTGTGGTAAAATCAAATTAAAAATAAAATGATAAAACAAAAAGAAATTAATATCAATATTGTTGGTCGAAATTTAAAATATTATAACAATTTAGGTTATAATTGTAAAGTTGGGTATTCAACATTAGTAAAAATTGAAGATGTTCAATTAAACT